GGAGGCTCTAATTCTTGGTCTAAACATCATGTTGCCTCTTATGACAGCATCAATCGAGAATGTGGTGTTAACCCCGGATTCAATTCCCACGAATGGTCGATGAATAACGACAAAGTCGACTATCTCCTAGTCCATATTGTCTGGGGGGCTTTGATTCGATGTGTCCCATGGTTGACTCTTTGACGTCATCCCAAGCTAGTTGTTAACAACTGATGAAGTAAGTAAAATTTTTGAGTCATTTTACCTTAGCTTGGTTGATATCTGAATTAGGTTCTATACTGTGTAGTTGAAAGTGCTCTAACATAGATTACCTAGGGTGACGGCTCCTCTATAAATCGCGCCAGATTGCTGAACTTGTGGTCCCTCGAGGACTGCGTCAAGTTGGCCGGCGAATACAAAACCTGATTCTGCAAATGATTAGAGGTTGTCACCATATACACCAGTCATCGTCTTTTAGTAAACGGGGTTACTAAAGACTCCTCCAGTGAAGGAATTGCTGACTGTGTTGGTTTGGAATGCTACCAAACCGGACATCTTGTCTCCATATAATGGCCATGCTATGTGAGTACACACAGGTGACCAGAAAAGGACAAGGTAGTCATCCGTCCCCAGATTCTACATCTGATTGCTGGAGATCGAGAAGGCTTACGGCATCGTGTAATTGATGGAGAACGTCTTGGTTGGGTTAGGGGATATGTTCATCCCGGCAATGTATGGCACCTCGAGTTAACCCGGGTAGTGCTTAGCTACGGTAAATGCTTCCCATGCAGTCAAAATCTGGTTTAGATTTTATGGCTGTTCCGCTCTCTAGGGTCTGGTTCCCTACTTCCTTCTGTCTTAATCCTGTCGTTCTGGCTTGTCTCTTGTAGACAAGTACGCGTCTGCGTTTTTCTTCCAGTGCTAGCTTTGCTTCTGTCTAGGATTTCTGTTTTTAGCGGAGCTTATGTTGTCGCGCTTGTGAGTGACTCCTTCGCGGAGTGTGCTTTTGCTTTCCATGTCTTGATTTTTTAAGGAAAACAATGAGGGTCTTACTTTCTTCATAGCTGCCCTGGGAACCATTGAGTCTGACTTAACTCAGATCGTCCAACTCAAGAAGATCGACTATTGATAGTCCTAGCTTCTGATTGACCCAATGTTCCATTTAGTATCCATCCCCCTCCTCGTATTGTGCGTATCTTATGAACTGCGAACGCTCATACACTTGCTGTTGGACGTAACCTACGGGGAGTTTCGAGAGTTGGATGGCCAGCATGTCTTCCACGAGGTGGGTGATCTTCTCTACCTGGAAACCCTATAGTATAGCCATTCTATGGACGTATGGGTTGGTGAGGAGGAGCTGGTTGCTCTTGCTATAGAACTGCTTCTGTGTGAGACTTTTCTTGACATCTCTCGAATATGTCAAGCCTTGAACTGTTCCGTCGACGGAATAAAACCACTTCGAGCAAAAAGTGATGTCATCTACCTCACCAATCTCGATGGTTTTGAGGCACTAACCTAATCCGGTAGGATTCTGTTCATCCTTGGATCTGGCGGTTAGCCGCATGATAGACGTTTGGAGCTGGTCACGGATGGATGGATCACAAAAAAGAACTACATCATCTCCCGATGCCATGACAAACATCTTGTCGTTGTCCCATGGGTGGGGAATTCCA